AGGTAAACCACTAATATAATTAATAATACCATTAACAAAACCTGAAGCAGCATTAATTGCTGCACTTACAATTTGACCTGCCCATTGGAAGACAAAATTAATAATCATTGTTAAAATTGTCATGTATGCAGTCATGATTAAATTCCAGATCATAGTCAACATTTGAGGTAAAGTAATTTGACCACTAAGGAATGCCTGGAAAATATTAATAAGCTGAGATACTGCATTCCAGATTACCAATAAAATATTACTGAGTAAATTCCATGCCGGCATAAACATTTCAACAAGATAAGTTACTATCTCCACGAAAATATCAATTAAAGGCCTAATAGCTTCCACAATAGGTGAAATAATACCACTTACAAAGCCGGCTATTGCATTGAATACTTCCTGGAACACTTCCCAAGTTTTCCTTAATGCTGGAACAATACCCGGACTACAACCCAAAAGAATACAAATGATTTTTCGTAATACATCTACAACAAACATTACAGGATTAGTAACATAACCCAAGAATGATAAAAATGTATTAAATGCTCCTTGAACACCAGAAATAGCCCTAACAATAAACGCTATTGTATCTCCTAATGCACCAAATGCGTCAATAATCATCCGGACAATATCAATCTTTGTTCCAGGAGGGAATAATTCTGTCCAAACTTGTTTAGCCCAATCATACACGGGTTGTAATGCAGTACAAATATCATCCCAAGCCTGTTTTAAGTCCTTAAGGAAACCTTGAACATTAGGATTATTGATAAATGCAGCCCACAACCTTTTTACACCATCTGCAATGGCTTCAAACATTGTTCCAACATCTTTCCACCATCCAAAAGCAATACCTAACTCATAAACAGCAATAGCAATAGCTGCAATAACTGCAACGATTGCCCACAATGGGGCTCCGGCTAAAGTAACACCACCAATTGCAGCAGCGGCTCCCCAAAGACTAGTGATAAATCCAGGCATAGCACTTACAACCAATCCCCAGATTGTAGTTTCAGCAGCAGCCGCAGCACCAGCAAGTAATAGAATACCGAAAGCAACACCACCAATGAGTAAAGCACCTTGAGCCCAGCCATTATTCTGAATCCATTTTACCAAGTTAGTAAAACCATCAACTAAACCAATGATTAAAGGAGTAATAGGTACAAGTACACTTGCAATTAATTGACTTCCTGTAACAGTTAAAGCTGCCCATGCATCATCTAATGTAACAATTTCACTAGCCGTTTGAGTGAAACCCATATCATCTAAGGTTTTATTCATTGCTTGGAGTAATGATGTTTTATTATTTATATCTCCATCCCAGCCATTTTTCATGAGCATATCTTGAGAAATACCTAATTCCTGCAATCTACGGAATTGACCATCCATTGCATCAGATACTGCAAGAATCGCATCTTCTTGAGTACGTCCTTCTTTGACGAAAGCAGATGACATTACAGCAGTTGTTTTAGTTAATTGCTCCATAGATTGTTGAGGCAATTGTAATTTTACGCCCATTTCCAATGCCGATGCTGCTACAGCATTCATGTCAACTTTACGGAATTCATTTTGCATCTCCCGGACATGACCTGTGAATTCTTGTAATCTTGGACCAGACATTCCTTCTAATCTTTGAGCAAATCTTTCAAAACTTGCTGTTGCATTGATGGATGCTCTTGCACCTTGAACCATACTATTTACCAGGTCAAAACCTATCATTCCTACAGTCATACTTGCTGCAGATCGGAGGAATCCGAAACTGTTTCCTAGTTTTTTAGTACTATCTTCAGTTCCTTTAAAACTATTTTGAGTATTCCTTCCTGCATCCCCTGCAAGTAATAGTTTTTCTCTTAGTTGATCTGCATCCCTTGCTGCATCATCCAAACCATTATTGGCTAGACTATCAAGAATCATTTTTAGTTCTTGACCTATACCTATTAAGATTACGATTATTGCTCTTAGCATTTCTGCGGTGGATACTGTTTGATTCATTCCTGTACTTCCACCTATCGAGTCTAATGCATTGTCTAGTTGGTTTGCACTTCCTTTTGTTGCGTTAAGTGTAGTATCTAATAATTTGACATTACTTTCTACTTGATTAAAATTTGAGCCTGAGATTCTTTTCATTGAATTATTTAATACGTTTACATTACCTGCTATTAGTAATAGTCTTGATTGTAATTGTAATGATTCTTGACTTACTTGTCTGAAGGGTAATGCATTTATTTTTGATAGATTTGTGCTTAATCTGTTTGCACCATTACTTGCAGTGTTGAAGTTGTTATTTAATCCTAGAGCTAAATTTTTTACATTGGATAGTTGTGCTTCTACTTTTTCTATTATTGCAGTTGCACGGTCTTCTGCTCTTATGATAATGTCAATTTGTTGTTGAGATACCATAAACCATGTACCTCCATTTGTTAATATTTTTAAAAAAAATAGTTTTAAGATGAATAAAATTGATTATTTTTTCTTTGGTACTTTATTCATCTCTTTATGTAGGTCTGCTCGACCTTTTGTGATAAATAATGTTTGAGCTAAGGTTAAATCGCCCAAGTTATCACATAAATGATATCCGCAGTAATCTAACCATATTATATTTTTAGCTTCATTCGTCTTCAGGAAAGTCTTTAACTTCTTTTTCCAAGTCATCATCATCTAAACCAGATATAATTCTGACTTGATCATAAATTTCATCAAAAACACGCCTGCCCATAGCCTCTACTTCATCACGAGTAAATGGATCATCTTTATAAACATCATTATCCAGACTTAAAAATACTGCCTCAATTTTAGCTTTAGCAGAAGCTTTTCCAGTTTCTTTTACATTGATTTTTGCTTGAGCTTCCATTTGAGATTGAATTTGTTTTCTTCTACTTCTATTTTTTGCTCTTTCAGTAGTGGTGTATTCCCCAATAGCTTCATTTTCTATTTCTTCTATTTTGTTCCATTCACCATTACTCAAAGGTCTTAAGGCGACAGTATCGTCTTTTGATTTGATATATCTTTCTTTAGTTTCATTTATTCCATTTAATATTTGGGATTTAGTTAACACCATGTTAATTTACCTCCAAGTTTTTTCCATTTTTAAATTTTAAAAAAAAATAAGATTAATTTAAAACCTCTATTGAGGTTCTAAAGTAATTTCTAATGTTTCAGTACTAGAAGTGATTATTACCTCTTGACTGTAAGTTACGTAACCTGTTTTTGTTGCAGTTACAGTAACTGTACCTACAGGAACATCATGTAATGTACATCCACCTTGACTACCAGTAGTGCCTGTAATTTGGCCTATTGCAACTTCAACTTGACTTACAGGGTTTGTTCCATCAGTTACGCTTACTGCTAAATCATCAATAGTTTCAGGATTCACCTCAGTTACTGGGAGCTATCTTAGGCTGGTTATTGACTAATTTTACATACATATCTGTAGTAACTTCTGTAGTATTATCTGCGAGCCTAACTTTTTCAGAACCAAGTGTGGCCATGTTTAAGGTTGCTTCTACATCATCAATACCGGATGAATCAAATTCTGCTAACAATGTACATTTAGGGAATTTAATAGTTAAACCCAAACCAGGGTATTCACATAATTCCACATTAAGTTCTAATGGAACTTGCAATATTTTACATTTAGCAGGCTCAAGAAGATCTACATCACCATACCGTGCATCTAATATTGCTCTTACAGTTTCTTGAGTTAATGTAGTTACAATACTGATGCTGTTTTCTCTTTTATTTGCTTTAGCTTGTCCTTGAGGATGTCTATAACCAAAACCAATTGTTTTATCGACATCATGATTGTTATTTCCTTCAAGAGTGAAACTTGTTTGTACACCGGCAGGATCATTACCATTCAATTTTAAGCTAACATCATAGAACATGATGAATAAATCATTTATTAACTCTTCAGCTCTTTCATATTCATTTTCATCTTCTAGAATATCAGCAAGTTCAGTTTTATAGATGAAATCTGCTCCAAGAGTCATATCTTCAGAGGATACTTCGAGTTTCATTGAATCAACAAGTAATCCAAATAGATAGAAAACTAATTCATCATTGACTGATACTCCTCTGAAACTTTTTAATAATTTAGATTCTCCACCCCAAAATTCATGAGTATTTTTATTATTATTTCCGGCTGTGAATTTATAGTTATCTAAGAATCCATAGAAGTAATGTCCAAGTATTTGAAGGTTTGCTGAAGTTTCAATACTTCCACTAGGTTTTATTACGCCTGCTCTTGCTTTTTGATTCATTCTTGAACCGAAACTTTTGGTTACTGGTTCGTCATTGAGTTTAAAATCCATGCTGTCTACTTCATGGTCAAAATCTAAGTCAAACTCTGCTTTTTCTTTATCCTCCCCATAGACGGCTTCGGGTTCCAAACCAAATACTCTACAACTCATTTTTAATCACCATCATTATCATTATTATCATTATTATTTTCAATTTTTCGTTTACAACAATTCATCCAATCAATATAATACTTAGCAATGATTCTTACACTAGTAGCAGGGGCTTTATCAGATTTATTTCTTATAGATACTTCGCCTACAGGATATAATGTTTCAAACTCAATTTTACTTATAATCCTGTCACTATTAAGTTTAATGTGATTTTTAGCTATACTTGCTGCTACTCTACTAGCAAGATTTTTTCCTTTCATTTCAGATTCTTCAATATCATCTTCATCATATACTACACAAACAAATTCATATGGTGTTTGTAAGTATAATTTTTGTGATAATGCACCTGATTTTTCATTAGCAATGGTTGTTGGATGTTCAAATAACCAGATTAAAGGTTCTTCCATTTCTTCTTCCATTCGGTAAGATGGAATGAATGTTTCAACATCAGATAATAAACCTTCAGGAGTCATTTCTGATGTGATGCATTCTTTTATCCTTGTGGTTATTAATTCTTGACTACTTATAATATTCATTTCAATGTACCTCTGCTTGCAATTACTACTGCACTATCCACAGAACGTATTACCTCAGCCATACTGCGTTCAACAAAATGTTTTGGTTTTTGACCTTTCACGGATTTAAGGAACCATTCGTTGCCTCTCCAATAAAAATGTAATGCTTTCGCATGTTTTGGAGTTATACGATGATGGAGTGGACCATATATTCCAGTTCCATCATTAACCCAGGGTAAGTAATAAGTGTCATTCCTTATTTCCCTTGTATTTAATGATTTAATTACATGATAATTTCTTGATCCATAACCTGATTTTTTGGGAGTGTTTTTTTCAAATAATGTTTTAGTGTTATGTGCTAATTGGTCTAAAAGTTTAGTTTTGAATTCACCAACACTTTCACTTAAAACTTTTTTTGTTATTTTTACATCGATTATGAGTTTCATATTAAATCTTGAATATATTTGCTTTACGAGGTTTGCGGAATGGTTTTAAATCTTGTTTTAAATCATCTGTAAAAACAGCACTTGTGATTACGCCAGTATTCCAATCATCCACTTTTTTTAATGGGTTGTCTCTACGTCCGAATGAAAATGCTATAATATTTGCTGTTAACCTAATACAAACATTACGTACTGCAGGAGGTACTTTTACAATGATTTCTTCACCATATTCATCGTAATAGTTATACCACTCTCTTTTACAGTAATGGTTAATATGGGATTCACTTTGAAGAATCCAATCTTCAATTAGTTCATTGAATTCTTCTGTGTCATCTCCAGTATAACCAAATTGTTTAGGTTTTGTTCTTGTTAATTTAAGTACATCTTCAACTGTGCAGTAAGACAAGATTTATCACCTTTTTATTCGTTTGTGATAGATACATAAATTCCTGCTGAAGTTGTGCCTGCATCAGTATATAACGGGTAGATTGTACCGTTTGTTTGAGCATCACTTGTAATATAGAATTTTTGACCTACAAATGATTCTTCAGGACTATTGGTTAATACTTCAACTTCAGTATAACCACCAGATACTACTCCAGTAGTTTTTACTGTTCCACTACCCCATTCAGTTTCTCCTTGAGCATCACCATAACTAGTGAATGCATAATTTACTGTTTGTGGTGTAGGATTTGATTCTTCAAGTACAATGCTTAATGAACTTGTTTCACTATTTACAGTTAAAGTACTTTCATAGTCAACATAACCAGATTTAGATGCTACAACTTCATATTGTCCTTCAGGAACATTGCTTATTGTGCATCCTCCAGCACTACCTGTTTTTCCAGTGTACTCATTCTCACCATCAGATAATGTTACATCAACATTTCCTATTGGATCTGTTCCATCTGTAACACTTACACTAATGTTATGAGTAGTGGCAGGTGTTGGTGATGGAGGGATTAAGCTTCCTTTAACCAGGCTAAACCAATTGCATCTTCTTCTACAAATTGTACATCAGCATACATAGTAGAAGCAATATCCCATACATTAGCTCTTAAGTTAAAAGCAGATTCAACGATAATTCCTTCAGGGTCAGTTAACCATTGAATATTCTCTTTATGAGTTAAAATTACTGGTTTTTTAGTGAAACCATTCATAGGATTACTGAAACTAGGAACTGCGAATAAATGCATATCTTCAATTACAGGTTCACCAGTACTGGAAATATAAGCATTCATATCTAATTTATCATGATTCCATGCAATGTATCTGTAAGCAGCAGTAACAAGTTTGGATGGGGCAAACATTGCCAATCCCCCATCATTTTTATAAACATCAGGGAACTCATCCAAGAAATGATATATTTCTTGTATTGGATTGGAATCATCGGCAGTTAAATCAATTTCTTCATTGTTTAAATCAGCATCAGATGATGCTTTTTTAAGAATACCATCAACAACTTTATAACCAGTAGAAACATCAGATTCAGAACTGGATTTATCTCCATAAACAAGAACTCTTTCTAATGCTCTACCATTTGCTTGAGCAAACATTTCAGTTAAAGTATTCATGAATTTTTGACCTTCAATACTGTCTTTCATTACAGTACGATGAACACCAGTTAATGCACGGAGTTCTTCAGCATCAAAACTCCTGTCAGTGAAATTAGGTTCTTGAGAATCAGATAATACTTGAGGAGTACCTGAGATTCTACCTGCTTCTAATTCAACGTTAAAACGGATTTTATCTACTTGTCTTTTATGATTAGTTGAAGTAATTCTTTTAGTTTTTTCAAGAAATACTGCATTGTCTTCTAAGTGTCTTATGTAAGTGTCAGATTTTTCTGCTTGTAAAACACCATTATTTAATTTACCTTCACCTTGGCCGATATCAACAAATTTGATTACAAATTTTTCTCCAAGGTCTACTTTTTGTTTGATTTCATTTTCTACTATCTGAATTGACATGAAAAATCACCACATAATAAAATTTATTCTATTTTTTTTACCAGGTCATACCATTAGAGTTTCTACCAGATCTTGCATTGAAACTTTTATCTGGTTTGTTGCCTTTTACCAAATCTGGATCTACACTTTGAGATGATGGAGTGTAATTTCTAGGTAAGTATTTCACTACCACTTCATCTTCAATATTTAAAGTTCCATCATCGTTTAATGGTAATTCTACAGTTGTAGGTTCACCATCCTCATTACTTTCGTCACCTTCATCTCCTTCAGGATTTGGAGTTGGTTCCTGATCAGCCGGTTCCGGATTTTCTAACTTAGCTAACCTTTCATCAGTTTTAGCCTGATTTTCTTCTATACTATTTAATTTTTCTAAAATCTCTTTACTAACACTATCAGTTTCCCCAGGAGCAGGTTCACTTTTAGCAACTATTTTATCAAGTAAACGTTCCATGAAACTACCACTGAGAGTTACATTATCATCAGTTGGTGTATTATTTTGGCTCATTTTATCAACCTCAGTATCAACATATTTTTTAATAAATTCATCATCATTCTCATACACTTCAAAAGTAGCTAACGGATGATAAGGCTTATCAACAATACTAATGCTTGCAGGCGTCCAATCCTGTATATCACGAAAATGTAACCTACTCATTGTATCAAACCTCTATCCATTTCATCGACACTTCTTGTTGGAGCAGCAGCAATACTAAAACCAGTGTACTTACCATCATGAATAGCTTGTTGGATTTCCTGGTCTAATACATCAATGCTTCCCATTAATGTTCCTTTAGGTAGGATGTTTCCTTGCCATTGCATGGTGTTATCAAGTACGTATAATTCAAGTATTTTACCCACATTTCTTAGTGTGTGTTGAACGTCTGCGAGTACTCCGTTTCTTGCGATGATTAATGCTGCTTTTCTTATTGTTTCTTCATCCAATACTTCACCTGCACGGTCGGGTATGCCTGGTATGAGTATTGGACCTTTAACAATCATAACTCAATCACCACTTCATTTTTTATGATTAAAAAAATAGCTTTAGTATTTAAAATATTTATGATAGTTAAAAAAATTTTTCTTAAGGGTTAAGGGTGAGAAGAAAATTCCGCTTTGCAGCTTTTTGTTTTCCCCTCAATAATATAAAGTGGAAAATTAGAAAATAAAATTAAAAAACAATGCAAAAATTAACATAATTAATCATTAATAATAATTCATAGTATATAATCTTTTAGAGAGCATTTGAAGAGTAATATCAAAAAAACAAGGTACACATAAGTTATTTACCACAAAATATATAAAAACAAATTCATATAATAAAAAATAGGGGTTGAAAAAATAGTGCCTCAAAGAGAGTGTTGTATCTTATTATCAAGTACCAGTTGATAATAAGAAAAACAACAGAGAACATAAACAGTATACTAGTATGAGTTTATGTACATATATTTAAATACTCAAATATTTAAATGTTACCATTTAAACTTAATACTATTTTTATACTATTTATATCTTATTAAATCTTTGATAATACTTATTTTAAAACCTCTAACTTAAAATAAATTTAAAAAGAGGTGAAAAACCATGATACCAGTAGTATCAAGTAATTTACGAGCAGTGGATTACAATCCATTAAATGGAACATTAACTATTGCATTCCGCAATGGGAGTGTGTATGAATATTACAATGTTCCACAATATATTTTTGAAGGATTGCTTTCTGCCCCATCAAAAGGCAGATACCACCACAGATACATAAAATCTTATCCATACTGTAGGATAAATTAAAACAAAAAAATGTAATTAGAAAAGCATTCTAAACTATGAATGTTTTTCTTTTTCTATTTTATTTAATAATTCTGAAAAATCTAATTCAAATAAATCTTTACCTTCATTATTGTCACAGGCATACAATCCACTGAGGCTTGTAAATTCATGTTCTATTTCTTTTAATAAGTTATCAGAAATCATATTTTTCTCCTTTTTTATTCAATACAATAAAAATTACTTTGTGTGATGGCATTTAAGAATAATCGCCTCAAAAAAATTAAATATGTAAGAGATTTCTTAAAAAACTTATTTTATAGTCTTCTACACCTTTAATAATCGGTTTGAATTGAGGATATTCTTCAAGAAAATTTAAAGTATATTGGAGTTCATATTCATGTGCTTCATTAAGTTTGTTTTCACGCACTAATCTACGAGGGATAATACTTTGTTCTTGATCTAACTCTTCAAACTCTGGATGATTAAATGAAGCATACTTTCTAAGAATATTAATATTAGGAATAACTTCTTGGACAATATCCATTAATCCATTTGGAATACCTGAAGGTACATTGATAAATTCTTCCAATTGATCTTCAGACCAATTTCTTACAAAATCATAATTTGGAATCAAAACTTTACTCAATAATATCCCTCCATAATTTTATACTATTAGATATGTAATTTCTACTATATAAATCTATTATAACAATTCCCAATGCGCAAGATATTCTGATTCCTCTTTAATAAGTTGTAAATCAATATTTTTATCCAACAAAACCTCATATTCCCATCTTGTATATGTTACTCCTTCAATATATAATATTTTTGTTCCTTTAGAAATCACAATATAATTTACATAATCCCCATATTCTTCAGGTTTAACATTTTCTGAAAGTGATGTTGATAAACAAGCATCAGAGTGATAGATTCCATCTTCAGCACGGTTAGACATAGGTTCTTTTTGTCTTCTAACAACGACCAAATCTTCTTCTAAAACTTTGCCTTTTTCAAAAATATCATTTAATATTTTTAATGATTTATCAAAACTCATATAATATTGAGGGTGGTAAAATATTAGTTTTAACCATTTAATAGAATATTCTTTCTTTATCTCATTTAATTTAGAATCGTCAATATTAGCTATTTTTCTTAAGTATTCATTCAATATGGAAAATCCCTTACCAGAATATAATTTAATAAATTTATATTCATCTTTTGTTAATTCATCCTTTGTGATACCATATTTTATTTCAAATGTAGTTCTAGCAGACTTAGTTTCTTCAACACCATAAACTGTTTTATCACCTATTTTAACTGCTTTATTTTTATCTTTTTCAAAAGTTTCATGTAAATTATCAAGTTCAAATTTTGTGTAATCTATTTTTGAATTTTGTTTTTGGGGTTTAATTTTACTGGTTACTTTTTCACTGACGGATTTGATTTTTGATTTGACAGTTTTTACCGGTTTTTTAACAGAATTTGTAACTTTATTAATCATATCATTATTATTTTTTGATTTATTTGATTTTTTGGATTTTCTAGTTTGAGTAGTACTTTTCTTACCTGAACCTCTAATGTCGGATGGGGGTCTGTTACTGTAGCTTAACCAGCATCGGCAATTGGCTACGTTTTCTGCTCCACCGTTTAAATCTCCAGGATACATCATCCTTGCAGGATAAGAACCATAAATATCAAATGTTTCATCAATAGGGACAGATTCGATAAATTTAGCTTTATGCCAAACACGTGTACGTTTAGTACGGCCATTATTCCAAGATTTATATTGGTATCCATCATAGATTGCTTTTATCCAGCTTAAGTTACATTCGTTAGTATGAAATGAGTCACGAATAATATTTTTTATTCTTTTTTGTGCATGTTCACCATATTCGGATTTTAGCTTTTCTGTTAATTCAGCTTCAGAGAGATTACCTAAATTCTTAGTATTTATATAATCTTCAATTTTACCTTGTAAATTAGGTATTTCTTCTCGAATACGATTACCTAGAATAAACTGATATCTATTTGATATGTTGGATACTGCTGCTTCAACTGCTTTTTCTGGAATTCCATAGCTAATACGTTTTGTATCATTTTTTAGGTTAGTGTCAATTATCTTCTCAACATTCCTGTTTACTGTTGATTTTTTTATTGGATCACTAGTTCCAGTTACAGCATCTTCAATTACAGCATCGATTATTTTATCTTGAAAAGTAGCTGCTTGACTAGCTGCACGGTTAATATTTTTATACTTGTATTGCAAGTGTATATCATCTTTCAATACAAGTACTTCATGTAATCTTTGTGCTTTTAAGGCATATTCTAGTATTTCTCTATTAGTCATTTATCTATTGTCCTTATCTTAGTAAATCTTCATCCTCATCTTCATCGATTGGTTCTTCTAATGATGGTTCTATTGGATAATCCTCTTCCATACTACTAATGATTGTTTCTAATCTTTCATCAGTGTTCATTGCATCATTACCGTAAAGAATATTGTCTAGGCTTTGGTTATTCATGAATCTTGCATTATAGTATTCATCTGTTTCTTCCATGTGTAGTTCAAATGATTCACCGAATCTGTTAATGAATTCTCCAAGAGTCATTGCACCATTTTGCAAGAGTTTAATCCCTCTTTCGAGCAGATTATCTTCCTCTTCAAAATTACATGGCAAGTATTCAACTTTATGATTTTCAGTAGCGTACTCATGCTTGATTATAGTCTTATTTACTAAGTTTGCAATTCTTTTCTGCAAAATACCTACAGTTGACTTACTATAATTCTTAAGTAACATTTCAGTTCTATTGGAAGCAATACCTGTAGAATCACTATCACCTAATCTTTCACGTGGCACACGATGAATTCTTCTTATACGATCTCCAATAGATTCTGATAATTCAAGGAAACTACCTTCTTTTTTCTCCTCACCAATTTTATGAACATTAATCTCTACAGGCTTATCTTCAGTTGTTGGCATTGTTAATACTAAAGCAGTTCCTGGTTCATTAGTAACATCTTTGAATTCTTTTTCCAAGTCCGATTCAAAATCATCAGCAGTATAATCATCACTTTCTTCAAGATTACCGGATATGGTTATGATATAATTGGGTACTCCATGAGTTCTGAAATGTGATAATTGATATTCAACAATTGCATTATCAGTCATTATTGCATCAACTTCTGAGAGATAGGATGGTTTACCATAAACTTTAGATTCGGAGGATTTGGTATTGAACCAGATAATCTCATTGGCCATTGTTTCAGGAGTAATATCTTCATTAAAGTTTCCTGTTTTTTTATTCAGGAAATCATTATTAGTTGGATCATATAATTTGAAATATGTGGTGACATTACTGATTTTGTTTACAACTCGTTTTTTGTCTTTGCACATTCTTAGGTATAGGCTGCTAATGTGGTTGATGATTTTGAAGTCTTTTCCTTCACGTAGTATTTCCAATCCAGCATAACCAAATGTTTCTAAATCTTCTAAGAATGCTTCTGTTTCTTCATCGAAGTTGAAATCATATATGAAGTCTTCTAATTCTTGAGGTATTTCTACTCCTTCTTTGCTTATGATTTTTTTACCGCTGAATATTGCATCTTCACATTTTGTTCTGATACATATATCATGTAATCCTGATACGTCTCTTAGTTTATCTAATCTGAATGGGTCGAATGGTGGGTCGATTACTTCATTTCCATATTGTAAATCATCTTTGCTTAGTTCTTGACTTTTTATTTCATATTCATTTAGTACACTTTTGATTACAGCTTGTTTTAAAAATTGATTTGATATTACTTTCATTATGTCACCTTCACTATATACTTTGACAAAATAGAAAAGAATTATTCGTTTACTTTTGAACAAACATATATTATTTCTATATGAATATTGAACACGAAAATTAAAAACACGGGGTTTTATATTTTTGAGTTGAACAAATAAATTATAAATACCTAAAAATATTAAACAATCATCGGCTTTTTCTTTTTCTTAACACAGTACCTCTCTTCTGAGGATACAAACCTTCATGCAATAAAGTCACACTATCAACACGATCATTATGAGTAGACTCATCATTAACAACAATATTCTCAGAAGGAAACTTGACAGCTTGCTTTTTAAATTCTTTTAACCATTTACCTTTAACAAATAATATTTTACCAGTTTTAATACCACGTACCGCACGTGAAGCACGCATTATCTTAGACTTAGGTACAGGAATAAAAGTAGGATTATATTCTTTGAATTCATTTTGCCAGTAATTCTTAACTATTTTACCAGCTGCTGCAGGTTGTTTTTCAATCCAATTATCATACTCACTATTAACTTCCATTATTCTACTCATGTAAGTTTCCAGTTTTCCAGGCCTTTTTTGTGTACTTTTTTGGTCATGAATCATTCCAATTTTACCTTTAAAAACAGTACTGAAAGAACCTACAGTATAATCCGCAGTTTTAGATTCAGTAGCTGCAATATCCCATGTGATAACCTGTTGGAGTATTTCCCATTCAGTTAAATATTCATCGTATTCTTGTTTGGATATTGTTGCATCATCTATTAAGTCATAATCAAATATGTCTCCTGCTGTTACTTCATAATCCCAATTACCTATCTGGTATTGATAATCTGCTTTACTTAATTCCTGTAATGATTCCAAATAATCTTCCCTATCAATATAAGGATTATCCCAGAAGTTCATTTCAAAAAAAGGATATGGGCCTTCAACAAATCTTTCTTTAAGATAAGTGGATCCGTCTGCATCTGCAGGGTTACTGATATAATATAGACTTAATGGAAATTTCATTAAACCTTTAGTTCCACGTAGACTTCTGTTTAGGAATTGTAAGTTAACTTTAAAGAATTCACTTGCTTCATCTACAATTATGCGATGGTAAGCACGGCTTTTGAATTTCTCTTTATCTTTTTCTAAAAGCATGTATGAATAGTATATTTTAGCATTAGTATCATGATTGATAAAACAACGTTTAGATTGGTTATGCTCCACATTTGGGAATTCTTTTGTCCACTCATCGATATAATCAACAATTCCTCCTGTTGCTATAACATTATCATAGGTGGATCTTAGTATTAAGCACCTGTAGTTTTTTGCTTTGAAGTGTTGTAATGCTAATACTGCACCCAGTATACTTTTTCCACTGTATGCTGAACCGCCAATAAGTTTTCTTTTGTGCTTGTCACATATAGCGTAAAGTTGTTTTGCATAGGGTTTGATTGGTATGAATGGATTATTTGCTATACTATCTTGTATTATTTGCCAATCTTCACTTGTTAATGATAGTTTAGTATAGTCTACTTTCATAATTTATCAAGGAAATCTTCAGTAGTGTTTTCTATATTTTGTATTCTTTCCATTTCTTCTGGAGTATATTCATAAATATTTTCTTCACCAGGAACTTCCAAGTTTAAATCTGCATCAACATGATGTTCATTAGTTGATTCACTAATACGTGTACTTCTACCACAAGATAAACGATAATTTTTATATAAATCATCCAATACTTTCATTAACGTATGAAACATGTTTATTCTAGTGGATAATGCATTACCTTTTTCATTAGCCATTAATTCTTGGAGTAGTTTATCTGCAAAATCTAATGCTTCTTTGAAAGTTTTTTTGAATTTTTCATTTGTTTTTTTGAAATCTTCATCATTTTCTTTCATTTCTTCTAGAATTTTATGTTGGTCGTAGAGGCCTGCTCTTTCAAACCAACACCATTGACTACTCATATTTTGAATTGCATTTAATGTAACTTCTTTAGATTTTTTAGAATTAGTTGTCTTTTCTTCGGTTTTTATGAGTTCATGGGCTTTTTCTAGTGATCTTTCTTCTGGTGATAAGTTAAGAAAAATTTTGAATCTATTGTATGCTTTTGCGGATTCTCCTTTTAGTTTTTCCCAGGATAGTTTTTCTTTAGCCATGATTATCACATGTTTTTTCTTCAATTTCTTCTAAGTGTTTTAGCACTAATTCTTCTGCTATTTCTTCTGCTCTTTCATTTATTGTTTTATCAATAACATCAAGTTCTTCTTTTTTCTTTTTTTCAGCCCATTTATCTATTATTAGTACGATTATTATTGCTATTATAATACTTAATACACCTAGTTGTAGTTCTACATCACTGAATCCTTTGTTAGTCATCCTGGTGTTTAGGCCCGTTATGATTAATCCGATTCCACTGCTGACTAAGGTTGTTGTAGTGACTGTTTTTGCGAAGTTTTTTATCCATATTGTTTTACGGTAAGGTATTATTTCTGTTAGTTTAGGTGATGTCATCGTTATCACCACAGGTGCAGTCTTCACAATCACTTTCTGCAGGTATTGTTTGTAGGCCGAAGTTTTTTTCACCATAACGGATGTAGTCTTCAAGTGTAATATTTCGTTTGAAGAAACTGTTTGCATATTTCATATCTATATATGATAATGCAGTTGCTATGATTATTCCTAGTATTTGTGTTATTTGGGTTTCTTGACCGTTTAAATTAATACCTTGTGCTACAACTATGGGTACAATGTATCCTGCAATTAATAATCCTATTACTTTAAAGACACTTGAACCATTTCCTATAATATTACTATCACTTGACATTTTTATACACCTTTTTTAAGTTTAGTTACAGATTGGAAAGGGAAGGATTCAAACCTCCAAGATGAAAGACCATTATAAACATCTTAATCAAAATGTAAATTACAACGAAAGACCAAAATCTAAAAAAAATAAGTGTCTTCTTTTTGAACCTCTCCCATCAATTAATATAATTTAAGATGAGGAACGGGGGAATCGAACCCCCATCTTCACTACTATTATATAACATTTGATGATTTCTAATTGTAAAAAAAAGAGATACCATATAATGTGAGAAAAAAATATGTAATAATAAATTAATCCTATCCAGAATTATTATCCATTTTCCAAAATATTATTATTTCAATTTACAAATTTTAGGAGAAATACTAATTAATGATTTAAATATGAAAACATATTGACTTAATAACCGCTGATTTTAGCAGAAGAACTTTTATTAAACCAAAAAAATTTCTTTTCCAGCTTAACATATATTATTAAATTCGTATAAAGACCAGGATGCATTTTTTTAGTAATGAAAATGGTCTATGATAACATGGCCACATTTGTTGCAGATAATTTCACCATGTATTTGGTCATAGACAAGATCCTTTTTTTCATTACAATTATCACATTTTAAACCAGAAATAAACCAATCTTGAAGCACTTCCGTAGACTCATAATCTTCAGTTTTAGTTTCTTCCCGAATCTTTTGTGATTTCACGTGTTTAAAATTCTTAGGATTAACAAACATTACACACTCTACACATTAAAAAAATTTTTTTAGTATCCCTTCAATAATATAAAGTGGAAAAATAGAAAAAAATTAAATTAAAATAGTAATAAAATCAAAATTTAAATTTAAATCATCATAAAACTTGTGTATTTCAAAATCAACATCAGCCCATAATCTCCAAAATTCATTTTCAGACATGGAGGAGTTTAATTTAAAAATATATTCAATATTTTTATCTAAACTTCCTGGTAAAACATGCATAGTGCATGATTCTATTTCAGGATATTTTGGTACAATTTCTTCCTGAATATATTTTAATATTTCATTATAATTATTCATGTTCTTACACCTAGTCTTCTGGCTTCTTTTAATATACTTTCGTGTTCTTTTTTGAAATCTTTCTGAGGATGTTTGGATAAAAATGTTGTTCCAATGAAATTATTCTCATTACTAATAAGTTCACCATCCTTAATTAATTTTCTTCTTTTTCTTTGATACCGTGCTTTACTATCCTGAATACTTTTATGCCTACAATCATAACTACAATAAGTAGTTCGATTTTGAGTTTTAATATATAGTTTTCCACAGTAAACACATCTGCTCAGATAGAATCTTAATTGTGGATTTCCGGGTATTTTCTGGAACAACATATTTTTTTATCTTCCTGTTTCAGCTTGACATCTTCTTTTGATGTGCAATTTTAACTTATCCCTAGACATATTATAAGGTTTATTTAGTTCATCTTGGATTATTTCCGTTAATTGTTCCTTATCACAGCAACTATAACCATACCATGAAAGGCTCAAATACCTATGCATATCTTCAACAGTCAAATCCTCACTCTTCATGTATTAACTCCCTAATTTCATTACAAGCAACAATCTTACCCTGAAAATATACTGCTAGATTACTGTTCCCTCTTTTTTTAGCAAGTGCTCGGTCCTCCTCTGCATTAGCTATAATATTATTGAGTATATCCTGAATAATTTCACTCATTTTTCTATTCACCAACTTTTTCAGTATTGCCTTCAACTTCAAAACAGTAAAAATAAAACCTATCCCAAGGTTGTATATCAGGATAAATCTTTAGTAGACACTTTTTCAAATCATCTACAGAATTAAAACCTTCACGTCTAGCATCTTCAGCATTTAGTGTTTTCCACATTTTGTAACCTACATCAGTAATAGTGATGAATATTTTTTCCGGGCAATCTTCAAAAACACATACTGCAAAGTCACCCGGAACTACATCCGCCCTACCTGAAGGCCTTCTTAAAGTTTGAGTTTTAACTCCACTACGAATGAGTGGATAAAACTCTTTTTTAAATTTAATCGCTACTATTTTCATCACCTTCTTCAGGAGTTTCATCTGGTTCTGGTGGGACATAACTGTCACATGCTTCTACAATAGCTTCTGCAATATGAAGATTGAATAATTTATCACCCGCATCTACTCTGGAGATGACCCTAGTTTTTTCACGATCATATACTCTAAGCACATCACCTTTAGGATTATATACCATCCCATGGTTAGCTTCTATGTTTTCAACACTTGTTACTACTTCATTTTCAATGTTTAATATTACAAATCTTTCAATCATTTTCTTTGTCATACTTTCACCTTTTTTTATTGAGCGTTACCAGTATCTACATGGATTATAGGGAATCCATCAACAGTTCCTTTTCGTCTAATTTTCAATCGTGGACGAGGCAAATGGAAATGGGCAACGTTTAAATAAAATTTATTTCTAGGCCCATTACCCGGATTTTTTCTTACTTTATACCCCATCTTTATCTCTCCAAAATGCACAACAATCCCAATCAGAAACTAATTCATCAAAAAGATTACAAATATGCATATGATATTTACAATTACCGCAGCATTTCATAAAAATACTCACCTCATTGGATGGAAACCTTCAAGTTTAACTTTACCCTCTTCTATTTCACAGATTAATTCATCTAGTTTTTCACATCTATCTATAGCACTTGCGTACTGTTTAGTTTCAATGTCAAATTGAATTCTTTGAATTTCCTTGCAAATATTCCCAATAGTCAAACATAATTCAGTCATTCATATCATGCTCCCTTTTTTGATTGTATTGTTCCTGTAACTCTTCCATGACTTTTAAGAATTCATCGGCATCTGGAAAAATATAAACACCAGTATTATTTTCATTCATACTTTAATACCCCACTTCTAAAATTTCTAAGACTTTTGCTGAAGCATAAGCCACATCCTTTTCAGTATGATCTTCATTCAATATTTCCACATTTACCCTTGCACAGCGTGGAATATCATTCATAAAACAACCACACATGCAATCGTATTCTTTTTCGGATGTTGTTAGGAAGATTACATCTCCTGGTTTTAGTTGTTGTATGTTTTCTGCCCAGACAGTGTATTCACCGTCTTTGAATGTTTTTTCTTCGAAATCATCTAACGTACACATTTTTTTCACCCTTTAACCAAAATATTAACATTGTTATATTTTATCATTGTTTGATAAAGAAATAATAAATAAATAATAAATAATAATAATTTCCTCTCTAAAAAAACGAATAATAAGTCAAGTATGTATTTGTATGTATAATACAGATAAATACATACTCTACTTACGGGAGCCTCGCAAGATACACTTGAAACACTTGAAACGGAACTCAAAGGCAATACATACTTGTATGTATCATCATGCATAATTAACAAAAGCAACATCCTCCTGCTCCAAAATATCCCTAATCTTACTAAAAGAAACCTTCTGTTTCTTACACTCACGCTCCAACATATTCAAACCAATAACACCTTTACGTTCATAAATGTTCCTGGCCCAAGATAAAACCTCTTTAATATTAGAAGCCTCACCTTCCAAAGCAGAACGTTTCTTACGAATATCACATAACTTATCTTCCTTAATCTCCAATTCATCATGTAATTTCGCAATCTCCTTCATAAGCTTAGACTCTTCCGTTTCAGCATGCAAA